TTATGTTACCTTCTGACGATACTGACCAGAACGATAGGCATCTTGGCGCTCCAGTCCGTCGCCCAAACGTTTTGCTTCCATAAGCGCTTCTTTGTACTTCTCGTTGTACAACGAAATAATATCGGCTTCGCCCTTCATGAACGTGTAAGCTTCAACTAAACAACCGTACAACAGTACAGAATCGTAATTGTCTCCAAGCCAGGTTGTGCCTGTGGAGTTAGATACAGCGCTGACAGAAGCCGTGAAGTTAGAACCGCCTGTACCAATATAAGAACCAGACGCGCTAACTACATCATTAACAGAGTAGAACGCTCCACCTGTTGTTGGGGTAATACCTGTGACGATACCGCCCGCAACCGTGATGGTTGCAGTAGCTGAATTGCCGTTACCGCCTGTGATCGGCACATCGTAATATGTACCGTTTGTATACCCAGACCCGCCGTTGGTGAGTGTCAAAGCGGTGATTGCGCCTTGGATAATTGTGGGTGGATAGTAATAATAGTGCAGCTCTACAGCGTACGACTGATCTGGTGTTGGTCCAAGAAGAAAGCTCAGCTCGGCAACGTTGCCGTACTGGGGACCAAAGAGTGCGTAATACTGTGGCTGCTGATAAAAAGAAGAATTGGTACTGGCAAACGCTTCACGGATGAAGTTGACATCCTTGTTAATTAAATATGTGTAAGTGCCGTTGCTGATCACAGCAAGAGAGTACACAGACAAGAAGTCATTGGGGCAAGACAAATAAGAATTGCCCGCTGTCAAAGTACCAATCTTATTAGCGCGAAGACTTGGGAACTGAATCGTGTTGTAAATGCGTTGCTCAGCCTGCTCGATGAAACGGTTGATCTGCGATGTGCTAGATTCTGTCGTTCCATCAGCAAGGTATACAGCGGGGAACTGGTTCTCCGTGTAGGACTGAATTGCAGTTACAAGCTCCGTGTAGGTCACGCCATTGGTCCTCTAGCAATTCTGCCTTTGGTGGCTGCGCCGTTACCACGTGTCTCAATACCAGTAGACTCAACCATGTCGTTGTGCCCAATAGAAACGCCACCGTTTAGCGGAGTCCAATTCTTACGAGTAGGCATCTCAACAGAAAAGCCAATGTCTTTTTCTTCTAGCGCTTTACCGCCAGAAGTATGGGGAGCTGCGTAAGTAGATGCAGGACCTACTTCTTTGCCGCCCTTTTTCATGCTGAATTTAGCCATTACTTGCTCCCAGGTTTCTGGTTTTGTGCACGTGCTAAATTGCGACCCACAGCGCGCATAGACTTACCAGTCACTCCGCCTTTAGCCATCTTTTTGACGCCAAGCTTTTTCTCTTCTTTCTTGAGCATAGACTTGATGAGTTTCTTGTCTTCTGCTTCGTCTTCGTGTTTTTTAGCCATCATAAACTCCTACGTTGTAGCGATTGTAACTGTACCGATTGCAACGGTCAAAGCCAAATTGTTTGGCGTAAGTGCTGCATCAAAAAACTCCGATCCACCGACAGGGTTCCAACCCCACTGAATGATTCGGCTACCTCCCTCATTCTCACCGTTTTGCAAAACGCTGGTGCCGCCACCCTGTTGAACTTGCAAACCACTACGCCCAGAAGTAATATACGTTGTATCCGGTCTTGGATCTCGTACACCTTGTGGGTCATCAACCGGGTACATACCCAGTTGAAGCTGAGGTTGATCTGGGTCCCAACACTGCGGGCAAACTTTGAGATCATACGTCTTTGTCTTGATGACCTCTTTTTTAAGTTCCCGAAGCTTAAATTGGAATCCGCACCGATCACACTCGGCAATCGAGTTCTTGCCGGATGAAAACCGATTACCCATTTAGATACCACCACCTATGAACATCTGCCTTGGCACTAAGCGTAGAGCAGCCTTCTCGTGATCTTCGTACGCGGCAAGTTCCCAGAACTCATCGTATTGTTGTTTCAGTATTGGTAAACGCTGCATGCCGTCTGGCACTTTGAGCGCAACATAATAGGCAAGCCCCGCAATCATTGCCGGAATAAACCTGAATGGGACGTCCATGACGTTGTTGCCGTACTGAGACGCGTCCTGCGTCCTGCGCATGCGCCAGTAGACAAACTGATAAGTCTGCACATTGTCTGGGGTGGGCCAAACCGTAATGGCTGGAATATTAGGCACGTTAACTGTAGAACCTACAGAAAAACTGGATGCTGTTGTGCCGTTCTGCCCTCTAAAACAATTACCAAGTGTGTTGCCTGATATGTTGTTGTAGTAAATTGTTTCTGTTATTCCGCCCGACACCAAGTTAACAAATCCAGCAGAAGCCAGATTTGCTGTGGAAGTCAGCGTAATAGTTGTGTCTGTCGCACCGACCGCACTTGCAACGGTGAACCCTGTTGGGTAAATCTGTCCGTCCAAACGCTGTACCCAAACCTGAATGGGACGTGCTTGATTAAGCTTGTTTGGAATCGTTGCGTAAGTGGAGACACTGATACGCGTAATTGTTAAGTCCGACTGAGTGGACGTATTATTAGGGTTTGTCCTAATAACGTGATCTAAAAGATCCACTGTGTCATTGGGCAGTGCGTATGTGTTCAGTCCTTGTTGCAAAGTAATCGTACCCTGCTCAATCGTCCACATGTTGATGCCCCTGTTTGCCCAGTCAGCAAACAGTAAATTGAGGGACCTACGCGCTGTGCGTAGGTCGTAGCCGGAACGCATTTCATAACCCGCACGCTCATACGCCTCTTCGCACGCTTCCGTGAGATTGAGGTTAAACGACGCCGTACCGGACGTCATCGAGTTGAGCGTGGAGATGGTCATGCTTAGTTGGCTTTGTTAGATGCGGACTGTGCTTGTGCGACTGTTTGAGGAGCGTCTTCTACAGGTGTTGCCGCAACCACTGGAGCAGCTTCAACAGGAACAGGAGTAGGATCAGCAGCCACCTCAGCCACAGGAGGATTGACATGGTCTTCTAAATGGTTAAGCAACTCTTGCAACTTAGGATTAATTTTGTTGCCTCTAGATACTTGGTTGATGACGTGCTGTTGAAGCTCTTGCAATAGCAAGTGTGCTTCGTCTTCTAGTTTCTTAAGTAAGCTCATTTTTTACCCTTTGCAGTTTTAGCTGAATTGATGAAGTCTTGTTTGGTCGGAGCACCTGGGTCACCAGGCTTGCGCATCTTTTCGCCGCGCTTACGCTTAGCGTTGATGTTGGCATAAAGACCAATCTTGCCGCCCTTTTTGAACTCTTGAAAGTCCGTATCGTCGCGACGAGCTTTGGTCACACCTTTAGGCATTTTGGAGGAAGCAACCGCTCCCATACCCCGACTTGCCATCATTTCTTAGGCATCCCGCCACCACACATGGCTTTAACATGCTCGTGGAACTTTTTGTGTCCAGCAGCGTGTTGACCAAACATTTCGTGTGCAGCCTTGTGTCCATCACCACCGTACATTTTCTCAACGTGTTCTACGTTGTGTGCGTGATCAGGTGAGCCTTCTTTCATAAATGGGACTTTAGTTTCCATGATGTTTCCTTATTTTTTCATTTTAGTCATGCCGCCTTTTTTCATGCCGGTTGTGCTACCAGACATTTTAGGCATCATTGCTCTTGTTTTACCGCGCTCGGCGATACCGTCTTTACTAGGAGCCGCAGTTTTAACTTTGCTCATAGTTGCTGTTGTCAAACCTTTTTTCTCTTTAGCCATGATACTTCCACCTTTTGAAAATAATTGCAAAGCACCGTGCTCAGTCTTCGCTTTGTTAACACCCTCTAACGTAGGACGTGGCACGCCGCCCTTTGCAAATTTCTTGCCCTTATCTGCCTCACTGAAATCCTTGCCCACTGACTGGGCAATACCCACCTTTTTGGCAAACGCTGGGTTATGCGCCACAGCTGCCATTAGGTTATGTTGGGCTTTAGATTTACTCGGCATGTTTACCTACCAGCTTTTGAACGGTATCGGTTTCCCAAAGACGCACAATCATGTACACGAGGATAACAATACTGCTGATTAAAGAAATATAGGGTGGGAGCCACTGCATAACATTGCCGAGCCCAACAGCTACGGCAGCACCATCTCCCATTACTTTTGCGTCGTGTGTGTCCATTATATATACCTGCCTTTGGTGTGACCGCGTTCTGCGACGCCGTCTGCTGCTTTTATGTACCCGCCTTCAGCGCAGTTCCAAGCTCTAAGGCTCTTATTGATTCTGGAATCAGGATCGTTTGCTGTTTTTGAAGACGTAAGTTTCTTTTTCATGCCAGACATTCTCGCGCAAAAAGAGTCTCGACGTGAGCCTCCTTCTGGTTGAGGTGGTTTAAGGTCATGCCCTTCTTTTTTAGCAGAAGCTCTCCCCTTGGCGTTTAGACCGCCATTTGGGTTCTTGCCCTCTTTGCGTTGCCAAGCTGGAGATTTAGCCATGATTAATTCCCGTTAGCGATCAAGTAACCTTCTTGCGAAACTGTCAAAGCCGCAGTACCGGTACTAACTTTTGCTTGCAATTGGATGTCCGTTTTCTCAGAAACAAGCCTGGGCATTACTCGCTGTGTATGGTAGTTGTTTGTAAACGGAGCCACAACAGTAACGGTAGATACCCCTGCACTATTTGTTTGATAGTTCTGATATGTTGCAAAACCTGCGGGGTTAGCGTTCAAGCTGGTATTGATGTCAATACGGCTCAAGTAGAACGTGTATCCTGCGGGCACGGTGTAAATGCCCATCAAAGTTCGACCGTTGCCTGCTGCAATCTCTGCGTACAATGTTGTATCTGATGTGTCTTTTAGCGTAATGTTACCAGTAGGGGCACCACTAGCGACCGACATACTGTTGATACGGAAATAAGACTTTACTGTAGTTACAGCCGTTGTGCCGTTTAACTTGATAGTCTCAGAAATTTGGTTGTAATTCGCATCCAAGCCGTTGATGGTTATCAACGAAGTTGCATCAGCACCTGTGTTAACAGAGCTGACAAGGTGCATTTGAATAGCAGATGACGGAAAAGTATAGGAGGTATTACCTTCCCACACAGGCACAAACGATGTACCTACCGCTGTTTGATAACCATAAATGTTTAAAACACTATGACCATAAATTTGACCGCGTGCAACTTGCAGGTCAAAAGGCTCATACTTTGCTTGACGCGTAACCGAGTTGAATTGGTTATTGGTACTTGGAATACCATTTGGGCTTTGTGCCATATTAA